TTGTCTCCATGGTGATGGTCCATCGGCTGGTCATCACACGAATACACCAATAACTCTCACAGGTGGTGCGATGAGTTTATCAATTGGTATGTGGTTCAGGGCTGAGACACTTGCCCCATCAGCCAATGATTATAGAGTTTTATCTCTCGTTGGCACCAAAGCGACCGGTCAGGCATTTATTGTATCGTATAGCAGTACACATTTAGTTCAGGATTGGTATGGTAAAGATTTTAGAAGCAGTAAGACACTGCAATCGAATACATGGTACCACGTAGTGAGTACATATAACGGTGGGAATATTCAAAGTGGGAGCTCAAAAATATACCTAAACGGTGTTGAGTTGCCAGGTTCTACCGCATATACCGGTGCACTAAGCTTACCAACAGCACAGACTTCATTGGAGTTATTTGACTACATTAACGGGTCTAATGATAGACACCACGGTGATATTTCCAACTTCAAACTCTGGTCTGGTGTCGCCCTCACGACCGAAGAGGTCGCCGCGGAGTACGCCCTCGGACGCACCGGGAAGTCCATCAATCTCACCGATACGGCCCTCTGTTTGGGGGGCATGGTGCCGAGGGCACAATTGGATGTGCGGGGAGTGGCCTACATAGATAAATTGCATCTCGGGGCATCGGGGACCTCCTTGACCCCACCAAAAACAGCCGCGATGTTCGCCACAAGCACACATTCCTCAAACTATAGTCATCTCGACAGTACTTGGCGCGACGTTTGGCACCATGATTTTGATAGTAATTGGAATTTCCGTTTAGCACAATATCACGACCCAGGTGTCATTGTGAAGCATGGGTTCAGGTGGAAACATAACGCGGTTGATGATAACAACATAACTTTCTACGGAAGTAACGTCGGCATTGGGACGACGAGTCCGGGTACAAAGACCCACATTCATCAAAGTGGTACGGGTAGCAACGACGGTTTACGTTTGTCAACGTCATCGAGTCAATACTGGGATATTTATAACAGCTCAGGGGATGATTTAGCTTTTAGATATGGTGGTGGTTCAAACGGTGGGTACATACAAGATACGGTCGACGTCGCAAACATCGATTTCACTGGTCAGCACAGGAACTTTATTGACGGTGTCCCCTATACGGAGTACGACACCCTAGAAGGCCTGATTGTTTCGGCAAACAAGAACAAATACTACGACATCAACGAAGACATCACGACGGGTTCGAATGCGATTCAAATCAGTCAAGCGCTTCCACTCGTGAGTTTATCATCGGTCGCCAAGGATAAGGCGTGTTTTGGTGTCATTTCGGGCTCGGAAGACCCGGAGAAGCGTGAGTACTCTCAGGGTTCGTTCGTCAGTGTGGTACAAAAACAAAAAGGAGACCGACGTGCGTTCATCAACTCCGTCGGTGAAGGTGCGATGTGGGTGGTGAACACGGCGGGCCCCCTCGAGTCGGGTGATTACATCACGACCTCCAACGTCGCGGGCTATGGTCAGAGACAGGACGACGACGTGCTTCACAACTACACCGTGGCCAAAATCACGATGGATTGCGACTTTAACCCACCGGACATCCCCGTGCAACGCATCCTCAAGGAACTCTCCAACATAACCTACTGGTACCAGTTGGAAGATGCCACCTCCAACGCGTACGACCGCACCGAAGAGGAGACCTACTACACGTTGGACCGCCGTGTGGAAGTCCACGGTCACGTGGACGAGCAATCCAACGTGTTCGTCGAACCCGTGCACGACCTCGAGTTGTACACGAGGACGCAACAGAACGTCATCACCGATGAGGTGTACAATGCCCTCCCAGAGGATGAACGGGTGCTCTACGACAGCAACACGTTCACGTACACCCAAGTCACTGAACTCGCCCCCGAGGTGTGGGCGGACCTCGATGGGGAAGAACAAAACACCTATGTCCGCGACTATTTCAACATCGTGACCGACGAGGTCCCTCCGGAGACTCCTGGCGCGGTAGAATGCACGCGCACCGTCTACAAAAAGATTGTCAACGAAACAAAGGTGGAACCGGCGACGCCCGAGGACTATCTCTCCGAGGTGCGTCAGGAGTGGGTGAACGTTCTCGATGCGCACGGCCAGCTCCAATGGGAGGACGTGCCTTGGGGAGAGACGGAGCCCGCGTACAAGGTGCGCTATCTCGATGCCGATGGGAAAATAACCACCAGGCACAATGAGGTCCACAGGGCCGCCTTCGTTGGGGTGACGTACCATTGTGGCTAAGTACTTAAAAATTTAATTCTCTTGTAATAATATAAAAGATGTCTGGTGGAATCGCCCAACTCGTGGCCATCGGCCAACAAGATGCGCACCTCGTCGGCAACCCCGAGATTAGCTTTTTCCGCAGTACGTACAAGCGACACACGAACTTCTCACAGTCGGTCGAACGTCAAGTGATCCAGGGCAACGTCAGCGCCAATGGCATGTCCTCGGTGCGCATCGAGCGCAAGGGGGACCTCCTGTCGTACATGTACCTCCAACCGGTGAAGTCCGATGGCACCCAAGCCGACGCGACCATCACCGACTGGACCACGGTCATCGACAAGGTTGAATTGCTCGTCGGTGGTCAAATCATCGACACCCAGGACTCCCTCTTCACCTCTCTCATCGCCCCGAAGGTCTTGGCCCAAAACCTCTCCAAGTCCCGCCTCGGTGGTCTCTACGAAGGCGGCACCGCCTCTGGTTTCTACCCCCTCCGATTCTTCTTCTGTGAATCGTGGCAAAACGCCCTCCCACTCGTGTCCCTCTCCTACCACGACGTCGAACTCCGCATCACGTGGGGTGCCAGCGCGGACTCGTACAAGTGGGAGTGCTACGCCAACTTTGCGTACGTCGACACCCAGGAGCGCGAGTTCTTCGCCAGCCAACCGCAACAAATCATCATCAACCAAGTGCAAAAGGCTCTCGCGTCTGGTCAAAAGATGCAAGAGTTGAACTTCAACCACCCGATCAAGTGCTTGGTCGCTGGTAAGGCGAGCGATGACATGGCCATCCTCGCCGCCACCAACAAGTTGAAGCTCCAAATCAACGGCACCGATGTGGCCGACTACAAGTGGGCGCACCCAAACTTCAGCACGGTCACGACCTACTACCACACGTCCCACGCGGACGTCGACACGCCGAAGGGTCTCTTCTTGTACCCGTTCTGCTTGGACGTGAGCAAGGCGCAACCCACGGGGTCGTTGAACTTCAGCCGCCTCGACTCCGCGCGCATCGTCAACGACTCCGCCTTGTCCAGCGACACCATCTACGCCATCAACTACAACATCCTCAAGTTGGAGAACGGCATGGGTGGCTTACTTTATTCTAACTAATGAGTATGTGGACCACTGTGATGCTCCTCGCCATCGCCTTCGTGCTCACCTACGACCCAAAATCTAGAACTTTGGAAAAAATCGTAGAATCCCCAGCCCGGCCCACAGACCGGGAGAGTCAGGACGTGTACTTTCAAAACTTACAGTTTGGGGAACTTAAAAATTAGGGACTTTTTTATACCAACGACAATGATTCCCATTGATAGACAAACGCTCATCCTCCTCGCCGTCATCGTCTGCATGGCCGGTCTCGTGGTCATGTTCCGCGAACTCAAGTCCGCCAAAGAAGACGTCGAAGGACTCAAAGGTTTCTCTATGAACGTCATCAAACACATGCAAACCCCACCGACGGCGCCCACGCCCGTGGCCGCCCCCGCGCCCGCATCGGAGCCATCGGGAGAAAATTCCAATGATAATAGTAAGATTGCCGATGTGCAACAATGAAAAAGTACAAGGCCATAGCCATACCCGTGACATTCGTTGACGAGAAACCACGGTTTCTCACGGTGAGGGACCGGCGGTTTAAGGATTGGATTTTCGTCACAGGGGGGTGTCGACGCAAAGAAATCTTTAACCCCCTCCGGTGTGCCCTCAGGGAACTTGAAGAGGAGACCAGGGGCGTGGTGTCTCTTAAAAATGGTGAATACATGGATTACGTTTTCACAGTTAAAGAAAGTCCACAGGTGGACCTCGTGTATCACGTCTTCGTGTTCTTCGTGAGTTGGAACAAAGTCGAACAACAGCAGTTGCTTCGCAGGTTCAACGACGAAAAGCAAAAGACGCATTTGAAAAAAATAAATAAACAACCGTATAAAAAAACATACGACGAGAACGATTACATGGCGTTCGACACCCTCTCGGAGTTTAACGCCAAGAAAAACTGGGGACTCATCTCCACGAACGTGGTGAAGAACCCGGAATTCTATAGCTGCATGACTTCGTTGCATAGAAAAAAGTTTTCGATAAAGTAGTAGATGAAGTCAAAGAACTACATTTTAATGCAAATCAAAGAGTTGTACACGGTGAAGTTTGCTTGGTACGACTACCAGGCTGAGCGCGAACTCGAAAAACTCAAAGATAAAACAGTCTACGAACTTCTCGTAATCAAGAAGCAATTAGCCGAATCAAAGGATGGTCCAGACATGCGATGTCTCCATTGGTTTAGAGATGACGCGCGGTTTGATTAATAACGAAGATGTTCCGCCAGTGGTGCGCCCAAGAGGGCTTTGCCCACTCACGCAATTTGTCGCATGTGTTGATGGACGGGGGATGTCTCAGCGTGCCATTCGACAAATTACGGGCATTCAACGAACGATACGTCGACGCGTGTCAGCGAGGCGAACGCGTGTTCGTCGTCGAACAAAAGACGACGACGTACAACTTTTTCTGCGACATCGACTATAAAGACACCGAACCCCTGTCCCTCGAGGAGATTCAAGACGTCGCTCGCATCATCTGCGACAAAGTGCGACGCTATGGGGGGCAACGATGTCTCGTGAGCGTCGCCGAACCCAAACGCGTCGACGCCGAGAGGTACAAGACCGGCGTGCATCTGAACTGGCCCGGGATGGTCGTCGACCAGACCTCCGCCGTGGCCCTGCGCGAACACATCCTCGTCGTGCTCTACACCGCCAAAGCCGGGGTGGATTGGAACGAGGTCATCGACAGCTCGGTGTACGGCGACCTCGAGAGGGGGTCCAAGGGCAGTGGGTTTCGCCTCCCATGGTCCTATAAGAAGGCCAAGTGCACGTCGTGTCAGGGGAAAGGGTGCGACGCGTGCGAACACGACGGGAAGATGACCCAGGGGATGTACCTTCCAGTGTTCGCGTACGAGGAAGGAAAACTCACCACCGTGGACCCATCGCCGACGGTCGAACTCCTCGAGATGGCCACCGTGCGCACGTCCGCGAGCACGCCCACGGCGCGCGTCGAACCCCCAGCCAAGGCTATCAAGGAGGGGGCGTTCACCAAGTTGCAGACCAAGGATGAGTTGGACGACATCGAGGCGCGAGCGACGCTCGAGATGTTCATACAGAGAAACATGGAGGGACAGGGGTCGGCGAGGGTGACGAGGATTTTTAAATACAAGCAGTCCTACCTGGTGTCGACGTCGTCGAGGTACTGCGAAAACCTCGCGAGAGAGCACGGGTCCAATCACGTGTGGTTCTACGTCAACGGCAACACCATCGCACAGAAGTGTTTCTGTCGGTGCGAAACCGTGCGCGAACGCAGGGATGGATTCTGTCGCGATTTCGTGGGCAAGCGGTACATGATGACGACCGAGTTGTTCAAGATGCTCTACCCCGAAGGCGTGGCACTGTGTCGCCCGGTGTCCCCGTCGACGACGCAGGAGATCGTGGAGACCAGCGAGTTCGAGACGTTCATACGTCGGTATTTCACTGGACACGAAGAGACCAAGGTCATTCGAGTGCAGAAAAATAAGATTTTCACGAATAATAACTTTTGCGCCGACGCCGGGAAGGAACACGGACAGATGTCTTTTAGCGTGGACAAGAGGGGGTTCATGACTCTCGGGTGTCCCTGTAAATTTAAAAAAAGTGTCAAGGTTTTACCATCCATGTTTAAACGCTTAAACGGGAGCGGTGTTTAGTTATTCAGAGCATCATGACGACGAGATACGGTAGAGTCATCAAGCAACCAAAGGTCGTGTACGTGCCCGAACACGTCGCGTTAGAGGATGATTATTCCGAAGACGAATACGATAGCGATTACTCGCGCAGCGACGACATACCGACGGACCAGGAAGGGGTTTCGGACGACGATGACGACGACGACGACGACGAGGATGACGACGACGACGAGGGAAGCCTCAAGGACTTCGTCGTGTCGGATTCGGAGGAGACGGATTTTTCTGACAGTGATGAGAGCGTCGCTTAAAAAAATAAATCGTTTATATTGTAATAATGGAGACGGACATTGGTAATCCAATTGAATATAATCCACAGCTTCGAGATGACGACGAACCACCACACGAGGAACCCATGATGCACTACTACATGCACCCTCCACCTCCACCTCCACCCCCATCGGTACACAATGATAAGTTAGATTTCACAAATTTGGACAAGAACACGTACATCGTGATGTTCATCGCATTCATAGTCGGGTTCTTCATGGGTAAGACCATGCAACCTGTCATACTCCGAGCCATGTAATACAACTAGTATATACGTTGTCTATCCACGAGACTCACATTAGCATCGAGCGCGTCTGAAGCTGTCCAGTACCAAGGCGGAGTGTTCTCCGATATGGTATTGACAGTGTGCGATCTGCCATAGGTCAAACCAAAAAGAATCACGAGCGCGATGGTAATGATGTTTAAGATGATACTTAACATTCTTATATATAGGTTATATTAAAAAAATCTACTCCGTAGTCTCCGGCTCGGCCTCGGCCTCTGGCTCGGCCTCGGCCTCGGCTTTTTCGCGCGCGGCTTGGCGTTCGGCGACTTCCTTGGCGACGATTTCATCAGCCTCCTTGACGAGGTCTTCCATGGATGCATCCGGCTTTTCCTTCTGAAGTTCGGCGAGGACTTCGGCTGGGTGGCGCACTGGGGCTTCGTCGGGTTTCGTGTAGAACTTGCTGTTTTCGTCGCCCGGAACGAAGTGGTTCGTGCCCGACAACATACCGCGCTTGCGTTCTTCGAACATCTTCGCAGCCGCGGCTTGGGATTCGCGATAGCCCGTCATGATTTCTTCGAGACGGTCGTTCTGGTAGTGCACGTCCTCAATCTTGGAGTCATCCGGGGGGATGAGAATCCACTTGTACATGTCGACCACGTAGATGTTAAACGTGGCGTCCTCCTTTTGCAAACGCTTGGCGTGCGATGCGGCTTCGTCGCGCGTCGCGAAACATCCGCGAATCTTAATGCCAAACTTGTCAGACTTTTGCGGCGCCTCTGGTCCAATGATGGAGAGGCACGCGTAAACCTGACCCGGGACGGTGGTGTAATCTTGTTCGAGGAGGGACATGATGTTTTCTACTGTACAAATGACACTAAACTTTAATTACATTTAACATGTGTTTGGGGACTTTATCGGTGAAGCGTCGAAGCATGTGTATAAAATTTACACGTCGGTACCCATACGTATTCGACACTAAGAGGACCAATCTATTTTCGTACAGGTTTTTCAATTCATCATCGGACTCCTGGTCTATGGCGCGTTTGAGCGCGCGCATGCGGTCCATGTCCTTCGCCGTGAACTCACCGAGACTCTTCATGTTGGTCAAAGGCCACGTGTTGGGAAGACCCATGTATTTCGTGAGCGACCTCTTCGTAGGGAACAGTTTGAAAAACATGTCATGATGGCGTTTCAGTTTACCACGCGCGAAATCGTCCAAGACCTTTGTGTCGAAAAATTCTTTACTCCACGAGTTGTTTCGTAAACGCGCGAATTTCGCAAGGATTGGGATTCGGTCGCTGAACGATTTGATGTGATAGGGTTCGAACGGTTTCTGTGTGAATGGGGACTTCTTCAAGGTGTTCAAACTGCGACGTTCATACACATATTTCACACCACTGTTCACCATGTCCGTGAGTAAAAATACTTTGTTCTCGACTCGGTCGTTTGACGTGGGATGCATGAGTCGATTCAAGAAGACGACGTCCTCGTTCCTCGTACGCGTGCGTTCCGGTGAAGAAGGTGAACCGTACATGAGTTTCAGCCGTGCGAGCGTGTTCGGAGACATGGTTCGAGGTCGAGGTCGAGGTCTGTTTGGCGTTCTCCGCGGTCCCAACCATTCCAATTCCCGTGTGGTGAGGTTTCGACCCAACGCCGCACGGAACGTCAGTTCGGGATTTTCTTGGCGCTCGATTCTATTGTTCGTGTACGTTGACCCAAGGACATTTCTGATTTCCTGGAAAAAATTCTGTCGAGTCATATACCATAGGCACATACTAATTTTTTACATACTAATGAAAGTGTCACACATTAGTATGTGTCACTGATTTTTAAAAATAATTTTCATACGATTGACAGGATCCAAAATCATCACCAACTGTAAACCTAACCTAAAATTTTTTATATACATACTAATGAAAGTGTCACACGTTAGTATGTGTCACTGATTTTTAAAAATAATTTTTTTTAGG